GCGAGAAACCGGCCAGCGAGCAGGTCGAGTATTGGCGGACGTGGCGGGACGAGATAGCGCGGCATCGGGGGAAAGAAGCGGCGCGCAAGCTGAATCAGGACGTGCTGGAGATGCTGCGTGATGCATAAGCGCATCCAGGCGCTCGGGCGGCTCAAGGCTGGCACGCGCAACAAGCTCGAAGCCGAGTACGAGCAGGAACTGAAGCTGCGCCAAGCAGTCGGCCAGGTCGCATGGTTCCGGTTTGAAGGACTCAAGTTGCGCCTGGCGGATAACACGTTCTACACGCCGGATTTTGCTGTGATGCTCGCGAGCGGCGCGATTGAGTGTCACGAAACCAAAGGATTCTGGACTGACGACGCGCGGGCAAAGATCAAGATTGCCGCCGAGATGTATCCCTTCCGGTTTATCGCGATCAAGAAGCTGCCGAAGCGCGACGGCGGCGGATTCTCAATCGAGGAGTTCTGATGGCAAGCGGCGAAATCTCAGTCAGCGTCGAAAAGACGCTGCACGAAACCTTGCTAGGACTCGCGAAGTACTACCGCGAGAGGCACGGCATCTGTATCCGTTACGTCGAGTTCAATTGGCTAGGCGAGCGATTCGGCGAATCGATTCCGCCGCACCTGATGAGTGTCGAGATCAAGACTGAAGGTGGCGCGGCATGATCGTCTCGCCCCGAGGGCTCTTGCGCGGCGCAGCCGACGCCCGGCTGCAGGCCGAGGTGCTGGCCTGGCTGAACGACCAGCCGCGCGACCGCTGGCACACGCTGGCCGAAGCCGAACCTCACCTGCCGGTCAACCTTGAGCAGCTCATGCGCCTGTGGAATCAATGGGTGTCCGAGGGCTGGCTGGACCGCAAGACGGACAGCGGGCGCTCGATGTGGCGCCCGACCGCGTCGCTGCCGATCGTGACCAGGCGGACACGGGAAGAGCGGCTGTCCTGGTCGGACTATTTCTCATCCATCCTGGAGCTGCCCGTCCGATGAAAATCCTCACCTACGCCGTTTTCGGCCTCGTGGCGCTCGCGCTGGCCGTGGCCTGCGCCCTGTGGGGCGGGTTCGCCGCATCGGTGCTCTGGGGCTGGTTTGTCGTGCCCCTGGGTGTGCCCGAGGTGTCGACATTGCATGCCATGGGTCTGACCCTGGCCATGCGGGCGCTGGCGGGCTTTTCTGGGAAGCCGCAGCCAGCCAAGCACGAAGACAAGATGGTCGCGCTGCGGGCCCTGGGCCGCGTGCTGACCGTTGCGACGGTGGCGCCTGGCGCGGCGCTGGCGATTGGCTGGGTGGCGCGGGGGGCGATGTGATGAGGGGACTGCAATGAAGCCAGCCAACAATACGGCCGCGATGTGGCGCCTATCCATGCGGCGGCATGCCCCGCGGCGGGCCCGTGCGCGGTGGTGGCTAAAAAACAACCGCAATCGCAGGAATCCCATGTGGGACATGCGCCGGCCCATGAAGACAGACCGAAGGCCAATTCGATCGGACGCGCTCTTCCGCTATCTGCACAGACTCAACCCGAGGCCGTACGAAAGGGTTTGGCCGTGAAAGGACGCCAACGATGAGGCGCGACGACCGATGACCGACACCCCCACCCGCCGAGAACGCTACGGCCGCGCCGCCGTGGCCGGGCAGTTGCGCATCGTCGAGAACCGGCCGACCGACCTGGACACGATCGCCGCGGCCGGGATGGCGGGCATCCGCGAACCGCTGGGCCTTGCCCTGTGGCGGGCGAAGTACGCCAACGACAAGCGCGGGTACAACCTGGCGAAAGCCGCCCTGCGCTCGAAAGCCGTCAACACGGGCAAGCGTCGCCGCTGGCCGGAGTCCGAGCAGATCCTGCGCGGCATTGCCGACCGGGCGCTGTGGTGGGCGATCTTCGGCGTGTGCCCAGCCTGCACCGGGCGAGGGCATCTGTCGTTCGGCATTGTCGACCCGTCCGGATCTGGTCGCCAGGTGCTGGCCGACGAACAGTGCCCGCAGTGCCACGGCACCGGACGCACGCCGATCGACCGGATCGCGCTGTTCGGCGAACTCGAACGGATGCGCGATGTGGTGCAACTGCTGGCCGACGCCGACGATTCTGCCGACGGGCGCATCAAGCGCGCGCTGGCCCCGTGACGTTGCACATTCCAAAAAGACTAGATATGATCCTAATCACGGCACACAAATCCGGGGGAGTTCCCCGGAATAACTCCAACGACCGCCCCATTCTGTGGGACGTGCTCGCCCTAACGAAACCCGCATCGGCTGTTCTGGCCTGCGGGTTTTTGCGTTTCTGAGCCTGCCGGGCCGAGGCGTTTGATTCCATGCCAAACATTCAAACCAAATCAAACGGCGCCCGAGGTGGAGCAAGGAAGGGCGCCGGGCGAAAGCCAGGCTCTGCAACGCAGCGCACCCGGGTGATTGCAGACCGCGCGATGGCCGACGGCCTGACGCCGCTGGAATACATGCTCAAGGTCATGCGCACCGAGCCTGACCCGACGCTTGAGCCGCGCGAACTGGCGAGCGCCATCGTGATGCGGTTCGAGGCCGCCAAGGCCGCGGCGCCGTACATCCACCCGCGACTGGCGGCGGTCGAGCACAGCGGCCCGGACGGCGAAGCACTGATGCCGCCGGTGATCCAGTTCGTGCGCGATGCAGATCCGGCTGAGTAGCCCGCAGTTCGAATTCGTCACCGCCACCGAGCAATTCCCCGCGTTCTGCGGCGGCTTCGGGGCCGGCAAGACATACGCCGGAGTGTGCCGGGCGATCGCCAGGAAACTGCAGCACCCACGACAGTCGGTGGCCTACTACCTGCCGACCTACGACATGGTGCGCACGATCGGGTTCCCCCGATTCGCCGAGGTCATGGAAGAAATGAGCCTGCCGCGCCGGTTCAACAAGACCGACGCCACCATCGACTTCGGCGAGTGGGGGCAGCTCATGTTCCGCACGATGGACACGCCGGAGCGGATCATCGGCTACGAGGTGGCCGACAGCCTGGTGGACGAGCTCGACACGCTGCCAACCATCAAGGCGCGGGACGCCTGGAACAAGATCATCAGCCGCAACCGGCAAAAGAAGGCGGACGGAAGCCTGAACACGGTCGGGATTGTGACCACGCCAGAAGGGTTCCGGTTTGTCTATGACCGGTGGGTCAAGAATACAGCGCCCGGGTATCGACTGATCAAGGCGCCGACCGAGACGAACGCCAAGCACCTGCCGGATGGGTACGTCGACAGTCTGCGGACGAGCTACCCGAGCAGTCTGCTGGCCGCCTACCTCGATGGCGAGTTCGTCAACCTGACGGCGGGCAGCGTCTACCCCGAGTTCGACCGGGCGCTGAACGCCAGCGCCGAGACGGTCAAGGACAAGGAAACGCTGCACGTCGGCATGGACTTCAACGTCGCCCACGGTGCGGCGGTTGTGCACGTGCTGCGCGGCGACGATCCGCACGCAGTGGCCGAACTGACCGAGGTATTCGACACCCCGGCGATGGTCCGGCTGCTGACCGACCGCTTCAAGGCCAAAGGCCACAGCCTGATCATCTACCCGGACGCCAGCGGGAAGAACAGAAAGAGCCAGGACGCGAGCGAGTCGGACATCGCGCTGCTCAAGCAGGCGGGGTTCACGATCTGCGCCAACCCGGGCAATCCGGCGGTCAAGGATCGCGTGCTGAGCATGAACGCGATGCTGAACAAGGACGGCAAGCGCCGGTATCGGGTGAACCCTGAAACCTGCCCGCACCTGGTCGAGGCCCTGGAAAAGCAAGCCTATGACAAGCACGGCGAGCCGGACAAGACCAGCGGCATGGACCACATTCTGGACGCCGCTGGTTACGTGATCGTCTACCGCTACCCGATCGTGAAGCGATCAGTGATCGTCAGTTCGCTGCACTTCTAACCCCAAACCCCCACCCCCAGCCCGCCAGGCCAACGCCTCGCGGGCTTCTTGCATTCGGAGCCATGTCGACAGTCGCCACGCCAATCGCCGCAGTAGCAGCCCAATCGGAAGACCGCGCCCTGGTGCGCGCGCTGATGGGCGGCACGCGGGCGATGCGCGCGGCCGGGCAGCGATACATGCCGATCTGGCCGGCTGAGGACAACGAGTCCTACAAGT